GAAAACCAATAAGTATATATAAAAGTCTCTTGGAAAGTTCAAAGTTGTTTTTGAAAAAATGGACATTTATAAAATGTCCAAAATCAGTTTTATAAAAAAAGGTTCCGACCTCACTTTTTCGAAATACAATAGTCGCAGCATAATGCTTTGCTATAAAAACCACAAAAAAAGGTTGTTACCATAAGGTTTTTCGAATTTCGGCAGATTTAGGGGAAAAATTTGTTCGAATATATTATAACTATGTTCGAAATTTCCCCATCAGATTTCCCCAAATTTAATTGTGAATATTGTGACATCAAAACCAATAACAAAAAAGATTACAATAAACATATTTTAACAGCAAAACATCGAAAAAACTCAAATTCGAACGAATTCGAACCGGTTCGAACTGAGATTTCCCAACATCACACATGTAGCAAATGTAGTAAGAAATACACTTCAAAAGGTGGATTATGGTATCACGAAAAGAAGTGTTTTTCCCCAAAATTGGGAGAAACCGTGGATTATAAGGAATTAGTGAATAAGCTGCTCATGGACAATCACGAATTGCGCAATTTTATTATAGACCAGACGAAAGAATACGCAAGGGCTGCGGTTGAAAGTAAAAAAGATTCAGACAATATATTGAATAAGGTAATTGAGCTCACACAGAAAAATGTCAATACAATAAATTGCAACAACAATAATAATAAGTCATTCAATATCAATTTGTATCTAGCAGAGCAGTGTAAGGATGCTATCAACTTCTCTGATTTTATAAAAAACATTGAGGTTTCCCATCAGGACCTGGAGAACAACGCACAGCTTGGTTTCGTAAATGGTATTTCCAAGATTATACTGGACAACCTGAAACAACTTAGCGTGAACGAGAGACCCATTCACTGTACGGACCTGAAAAGAGAAACGATGTACATCAAAGACGAGAATAAGTGGACCAAAGAGGATAACGACGCTAAATTGAACAGCGCAATACAAGCGGTATCTAGGAAGAGTATTGGAAAGCTAATGGAATGGAAGGGAGAGAACGATGAATACCAAGATATGGATTCCAAGTTCTCCGGGCTGTGTATTGTTATTCAAAGGAATTCAATGGCTGGGTATGACCGAGATGTTTTTTATCCGAAAGTAATCCATGCCATTGCTAAGGAAATCCTGGTAGCCAAATAATTTGTTATTTTGGATATAACAAATTATAAACTTATTTTTATTTTTTTGGTCTTAGTCTGTCCATATTTATGTTTTTTCCTAGATTTATTTGCCAATATAAACGCCTTCTTATTGTGGTTACATCCGTTATTTATTATATTATAATCCACTGCTGCGGATTTCCCGGATGTTATCGAACTTGCCAATCGCGCCAATCCCCAGGATTGCGCCGTTTGATTTGGTCGCGACCCAGACGAATAATACGCACCCTCACCTTTTTTTACGATTTGTTGTAATGCCGATAATTCACAACCGGTTTTCAACGCTAATTCGGCATTTGGTGTTATATTTTGTATGCCATATATTTTACGAGCATTTAGTATGTGGTTGGATTTTTTACTTTTATAGGATGGTAGTTGTTTACGTGTATAATATTTATTTTGTTTACACATTTTTTTTGATTTGTTCAACATTTTAGACCGTTGAAGATTTGAAACGGCACGAAGTGTGCCGTTCAAATCTGTAAACGGGCATCACTTTGAAAGAATAAAATGGCAGGCGTGCCATTTTAATTCTTCAAAGGTGTAATTTGTGACTTTGTATCTTTGTTGGTTAAACCTTTTGGTAAATATCGTATTGGAATTCGGAGAACTTTCATTTACTTATACCTACAAAATAAAAATGGTATGGTATGGTATGGTCTAATATTCGGACCACTTCTTACGGTTATATGAATTAAGCACCAATAACTTGTCAGCATTGTCCTTCCAATATTGAACCTTTTCGTTAATGACAACTTCCTCTGGAGTCAATGGCGCCAATTGAGTATGTTGAGCATTCAATCTCGCTTTATCGGCATCGCTTGGCACAGGTTTCTTTCCAAAACAATTGACACCAAACTTGATATTCGGATTCGCCATATATCCACCATTCACTCCAGGTCTACCGCAATTATTTTTGGTTCTTTCTGACTTTTGTAGAGTATTCCAAGTTGATTTTTGTGTTGGAAAATATGCCATTTGCCCGTCAGACCAACCATAATTACACCACTCAGCGCCTTTGTTATATGCGTCCTCAATATCGTCATATGTGGCGAGTCGGGTGCCATACGCACTACATATATTTTGTGCGTCTTCATATGTATACAAGTTATTGGAAATGTTGAAAACCTCGTCTTGTGAAACTGGGACCGCAACGGTTTCCTTTGGCTCGACAGATGGGGTCAATTTTGCTAAGTCGCTGAAAATATAATCCACAATAGGTATCTTGAATACATTGGTTACGAAATTAACAATCAATAGAATAGCAATATATATCCATCCGAAACTGGCGAGCAATCCAAGAGTAAATGGAGAACTTCCAATTTTAGAAATAATAAACATAAATAAATGCAATAGTAACAACCCACCTCCAACATAAAAAATAGTGTTAAAATCTTCTAGTTCTCGTCTCAGCTCTTGTGTTGCTTTCGATTTTTTGTCCGTATCGTCGTGTAGTATATATAAAACAGCTAGAGCGATAGACGACAATACGATAATATCAAAAATAGCATTATTTCCAGTTACCGCACCCAAAATAGAAAAAGTCGCTAAAAACCCGAATAGCATAAGTATATTCGCTTCATTGAATAATGTATCTGTTGTTTGTTCCATTTATACTATAATCAGTTATATTTTTTTACGATAAAACAGACAGTATGCCATCGGTGTTACAATATTTACTGGGTCCATTACGTTTACATGTTGGTCATTGAAATGAACCCATTCATTTGTCGATTTTCTAGCGAATGCTGTATAGTGACCTCCGCGGACGTTTCCTATATGATTACATACAGCATACAATTCATATTTATAAGACTGTGGGTTATATCCAGTCACGTATGGTGATAAATTCAAATCGTTTAGTGGATATGACACCATATCATTCATTTTGCGTTTACCATTACCCGAGAATCGCTTTAATGTTATAACTAGAATTTTCGGGAAATTCCAGAAGGTCATGCGTTTTCCAACATCTTCCTTTTTGCCGGTTTTTTCATTCAACCAAGCGTTATCGCCACTTAGAGTTTCGGACCGAGTAAACGCATCGAAACAGTCATATATACTTATATTAGGTTTGACCGGTATTGGTAAATCCAGGACGAAGAAACTCTCCGATTTCGACGCGTGTTTGATTTTGCCGTCAATTGATGTGATTTCGGATACATAGATACCATACACGAGTTCCATTATTTCCGAATATTCTTTGGCATATGTAGTCTTTAACATATTGTAACAATCCAATGCGAGGGTATCGACGCCGTGTTCGGACTTGCCTGATATGCGTATATGAACAGGACGCGATATGCTTTCGTGCATACAATCAATCATAAATATCAGAAATTCTGACATGTCGTTCTGACTCCAACCCGTAAACAATTCTTTTCCTTTTACATGTGCTAACTGTTGAACGTTATGAACAAACTTATTCGGCGATATACTGATATCATTATTTGCCCAAATCAATTTGCGCAACGCATTCCACTCGTGTGTGATAACCGATTCATGCACTTTCTTAATAGTTTTTACATTATCCAATAATTCGTTCAATTCGAACGTGTGACTGAGCGCTTGAATACACGAATTCAAGAAACACGTGTTTCCTATATTGACCAAGCCGACATTTCCTTTGTTATTGTATTTAGTTAAATTCATTGTATTTGTATTTGTATTTGTATTTGTATTGGTTTGGCATAATACAATCAATTTTTTATATGCGCATATATGTATACAAATGGACAAAAAGAAGACCAAGCGAAAGAAGACTCGGGTGAAGCGTCCCAAAACAAGAAAAATGCGTGGCGGATGAGGTTTTCAGAGAACGGAACTGAAATCATTCAAGAGTCCGGTGCCCATTTTTTAGAAAAAAAAAACAAAAAAGGTTTTCTGTAATGACGAACAAACAATAGTTCTGAAAAAAAGAAAACTACTTAAAGTTTGCGTATTTTTCAATAGTATATGCGTAATAATATACCAGAGTCGAGATTTTGGGCAGTGCGTGATTTGGCGAATATGTATAATGCAAATATACGATTGAATAATGAGAGCATTGCTGAATATTCTCGCAATATGCGTTATCTGATTCAATTGATTACAGAGTCGACTGCGCTCGATACATTGAGTGTTTTATTGCAACCAGATACACCGTCGACTAATCTAACAATGTCTCAAATTGACAGCGCCACTCATAATATACAATATGAATCCGAAATTATGAATCAAACTCAATGCCCGATAACTCTGGAAGATTTTACAGAAAACGAAATGGTATGTCAGATACGTGAATGTAGACATATGTTCCGGCGGGTAAATTTGATGCGATGGTTCGATAGTCATACTGGTTGTCCGGTTTGTCGATACGATTTGCGCCAATATGGAGAAAATACACAGCCCACACCTCCACCTCCACCTCCAACGCCCCCTCCAACTACAACTACTACACCAACTACAACTACAGATATTGCTCGCCTGCTGGCACAATACGTGAATGACCGAATTACCGATGTATCTGGGAACTCGGATTCTATTTATACGTTCCGTTTTCCAATCAATATTAGCCCCCGTTAAAAAAATAATATTTACATAATAGTCAAATATTATTTTACGCATCTACATTTCCATTTTTTACAACAAACACAAAATAAATTATTAGATAATTTTACTAGTTCGTATTGAGGATTCTCGCAAATGCATAAATGGCTAACGCATTTGCAGTCTTGTTGAACAATCTGGATTTTGTCCCATTTCCTTACTGGTATTTCTCTTTCTAGTTCTCGTCGTGCCTTCCGTGCTTCTATTTCTCTTTCTCTTTCTAGTTCTCGTAGTTTATTCTGTGATTCTCTTATTTGGGTTTCCCATATTTGTCTTTTTTTTTGTATCTCTATAGCTTCGGTTTCATATTCAATACAAAAATCACACTTATAATTTCTGATACATTCAATCTGAATATAGCCTTCTTCGTCGATACATTCGCCTGAATTTATTTTATTTATTAAATCCTCTGCGTTTATTTCTATCCAAGGTTCGGGTCGATTTTCTTCTCTAGTTTTATTTGTATGACATATTTCAAATATATAATTGATTTTATCGTTGTCTATTAATGCTACGTCCGCGCGCTTATTCGAATTATTATAATTAAATTTATATTCAATAACAGCTTTCGTATTTTCATTGTAATCATCGGTCGATATACAATAACTAATGTTCTCTTTATAACCACATCTTCTCTTTTCACAATGATTGCAATTTCTACATATGTATATATTTTTTTTACCATCTAATAATGATTTCATCAACAATTTAGCATCTTTATGTATTTGGGTTTCGTTTGGTCTATCATAATAATAACACGGGCTTTCGGATTTATAATGAGCAAAATGTGGTTGTTTTATCTTACCTTTTCTAAAAATTACATCATTTTCACAAGAAGGACACTTATACTTATTTGATTTATTCGCGAATCTAGGACATTCATAATGATTCGTAATTTTATTTATTGCGCCCATAGAAAAATGAGACATATTTTTATACTATCATAATTTTTATATAAGTTATATACTAACTATCGAACGGTTGTCCTCATTCAACTGAAATAACTTGTGATCGTTTGTAATTTATTTTTCTCATTTGAAATTTGATTGAGCACTTTATCGAAAAGCAGTAATTTCACTTTCGCAGACGTGTACTTTTCCCGTTTTTTCATATAAAGTTCCCAGTCATGACCATACTCCGCCTCCATAGCAATCATTTCTTTTTTAAATGTTTTTATAGCATTCGGTTTACGCTGATACTCCCAAATCGCCTCAACTGCCAACCCAAAGAGCTGTTGGAGCGGCTTCATGAGCTGGTTCGTTATATAATGGGTATAATCGATTTTCAGTTTGTCGCTGATTATGAAATCCGGTGTTTCAATCCGTTCGCCCATCAGAGCCTTAAGTTTTTTTGTCGTTACGAACACATACTTGATGCGGTCACCTGGCTTCGGTTTGTTACCGGGGTCTCGCTCTGCTATCCGGTCTGCCAGTACTTTGTGTGCGATTTGGTTCGGATTTTTGTAGTCGCTCCGGAGCGCACGAGTTATGGTGAGTTTGTCCATCGGCACTTTACCGGCAATGAGGTCATTTAGTGATTTGTCGAGGAAATCTATCGCGCTCGCTATGTTATTCTCTTTCATCAGAATGTTCAGAATACCGCCATATGTATCTTTCAAATAATCGCACGCGTCTCTGCGCTTCAGCGATAATCCCATGTATTTCAATTTGCCCTTGTCTGGGTTCGTCTCATATAACATGCCGACATACCGCTTTTTCGATAAGAGGACGAACGGCATTAGGGTCTTTTCATATGTCAGTTCCATCGGGGCTTTCAAGAATGAAGAGCATAAATGCGCGACATCTTGTGCGATTTCAATCGTTACTTCCAGTGCTTTTTTACCCCGAATATTCTCGCCAGTTTTAGGGTCCTGGAGATTGAACGTGAAGAATACAGAATCCGTATCTCCATATACATACTCGGCTTTGGTCAGAACGGTTCCATGGTTTTCCGTCTCGTATTCCAGATTACCATACACTTCCTCAATCATGCGTTTCGCATAAATAATCATCATTCGCCCCGTAGCAGTAGTGGAAGCAGCGACATCTTTCTCATAGAATGTCGATGTCTTCGCACCGCATTGTCCATATAGTGAGTTTGCCGTGACTTTGTAACCGAGCTGGCGTTTGTCTAGGATATTCTGCATGAAGGGGTCTTTTTCCGTTTTTATCATCTTCCTCGTATCAGCTCTCGCCCGCAGCAATTCTTCCAAGATGGCTGGCATAATCGATTTCTGGTTGTCCGGCAATTGCGCCCATCGGCAAATCATCGTGCCCGATTTCACTTTTTCCGCACGCGATGTCGGTGTTTTTCGCTCATATCGGAATGTATCGAACTCGATATCGATATACTGGTAATCTGGTAGATTGTCATATATAAACGTCCCGGTTACCGGGTCTTTCTCACCGGTCTCGCCAATGAGTGTGCCTTTCAAGTCATATTCTTTTGTCCATACCTTACTATCGTGCGAATAATTCTGACTAATCATAGCAGATGGATACAGTGACGCATAATCTACACACGCGACTGGATTGTCCATATACATTGCGCATTTTGGCGGAAGAACAATCGCCCCTTCATATCCCTCATTACCGCCATTTCTGTCCAAATCTGGCATAAGCGTATTCTTATCCCTACATTTTTTAGCCACGTAACTAGTAAGTTTAATGCCCTGCCCGCGGAATACGAGGAAGCTGATAGGGACACTGCAAATTCGCGACATTTCTACATACCCAGTCACAACATCTATTTTATTCATCAAGTGGTGGACCAGATTACAATCCTGAATACAATATTTCGCAACAATTGCCCTGTCCGCTGCAGACCCATTCGCAAGTCGGAAGATATCCTGTGGCGTTACGTCATCCTTCGCCATCCCCCATCTCACGGATTTCGTTATTTCTATAGTATGGTGTCCCGCTACCACGATGATTCCGCCGCTGCGAATTTCGACTACTTTGAATTTCTTGCCGTCAGCATAATAGTCGGATGTGAATCCCGTTATTTCTATATGTATGTAGTCATTCGCACTCAATCCGGTTAAATTCCCACTATGTAATTCGGTTACGTCACCGTGAATGTCACTAGTTGAAAGGAGTGTGCGTTTTATATCATCACCAATGTATTGTCCCGCAACATCATCCAATTTATAGGATGACAGATTGAAATCGCGTCTGAAATATGTATACATATCAATCTGTAATCGTCCCGCCGTTTTGAAATAGCGCAAATCGTATTCACCACTCGCCAATACTACTTTGGCGTTTTCGATGGACAATTCGCCAGTTTTGCTATATTTTCCACACATATCATTTTTGTTACGGGATAACATAAGGAAATCCTGTGCGCATTTATTTTCTTCGGAGCGGCGAAACATAAATTCGTAATCGAAACCGAATATGTTGTATCCGATAATTATATCCGGATTTTCCTGTTGTATCAAGTCTGCCCATTTCAGTAGCAAATCTTTTTCTGTTTCTACAGATTCAATCATGACCCCACTTACTGGGTCACATGTGCCAAGAACCAAACAGTGGTTTAAATACGGTTCGCTTTCGCCATATTTCATAAAAGTCGAACCGATGAATGTAACTTTGTCACCTTCGAGTGGCGGGAACAAACTAATCATGGCAGTATCGATGAACGTCACCTTTTGCTCGCGGTCATAATCAGTATTATTGAGCACGTCTACTATAGTGGTCTTTGCGTTCAATACTGGCGTTTTACCTTTTCCCTTGTTTTTGTTGTATTTAGGCGCCTCTTCAGAATCGCTGTCTGAATTATCGCCCCCGCCAGTATCTGCTTCGACCACCATACGTTCGAATATTTTGCTTATAGACATGGTATTGAGAGCATCACTTGACGCCATCTTTTCGGCGTCCTTAATAGACGATGCGCACAACTGTTTTATGAGTGATTCGGTTTCGACCTTTTCTATTTTGTGTTTTGGATATACCAAATCTACATTATCGAATTTACCATATCCAAATGCGGTCGAAATAATAGACGATATTAGCGCATTCGACTTAGTGAGAGAATCGGGGGTGTATTTTTGGTATAAATCCACTAAATTTGAAGCCAATCGCTTATACGATTTTTTAGGTAGAGGGAAATCGCCGTGGCTACTACTCGCTTCAATATCAAAACTGCAAATTTTATATGGGACACGGGTTTCTTTATCTGGTAGCGATTTGATAGCCGATGTTGAACATATGTATTCAAAATCGCATGTGCTAGTAGTCACGTTGGGTGTATGAGCCTTATTTGTGAATATTTGTATCCAACCGGATGGACTAATGTTGCTAATATGGAAGTATCTCAATAGTGGTGGTATGTTGCTCTCGTATAATTCCAATTTTGTGCCCTTGAAATCGTATTTAGATAAGACATTATTGCCGAATTTGTCGACATTATACCATAGACGTTTAATTGCATTGAATGCGTATGTATTTTTGAAACTCAGTTTTGCAAATTTGTGTTCTTTGCCTGCAGAGAATCCGTATAATTTTTTATGATTTACCAGCTCGCTACTTACCAATGATTGTCCTACAATTTGTGTGAAATTTCGGTGCAATGCGCCGACATCACTATCGGTCCATTTGTCCCCGATTTTCACATAGAAGAATGGTTTATAATCATTCATCGTTATGCTACAAGTAGCACCCGTTTCGTTGACTCCAAACATCTGTATAATGAATTTAGGTGTTTCTTTTCTTTTCTCGTTTTCTTCGTCGAATCTCGATTCGTCATATGTGTGGAAATCAATCAATCTGAATGATTTGGTGCATACGATACGTTTCTTTGGCGTTGACATGTTATATTTAGTAGTTTATATTTGTTTGACTTTAATTCTTTTCTTTCTAGATTTCAATTTTCTACTTTTTCCACCTTTAGTGTGGCTATCACGCATCATCCAATTTGCCATTAGGTTTCCATCTCTTTCGTCGTTATAATATTCTATTTTACCGCCACTGATTTTGTAAATTGTGGGGTAACCTCTGGTTTTATCTATTGCCATGAGACCTTGATTTTTCTGATTAAATTCGTCGATTTTATGTAGTTCATTTTCTTCGATTTCCATATATTCAACTGGTTTTCGTGATTTTTGTTGTATGATTTGTTTCATCTTATCCCAATTCGGGATAAGACTGATGCAAAACTTACAATCTTTTGACCATAGTTTACCAATTATAACTGGTTTATCTGGCTTAGCGATACGAGTTCTCCTCATCTATATCTTATATATATATAACAATTATTTTCGCGAAATACTATATATATATATATATGCGCATATCTACCAAAGTAATATTTATATTGGTTATACTGATAATCGCAATGCTATTTGCTAAAATCCCATATGTAGAAACATTCAGGTCCGGTTCGAGATGCCCATCTGCTCTAATTAGGAGTGGTGATAAATTGATGTTGATATATGACAATTCGCCAATATATTTCAATGATTTAGAGGAATATATTGCGTTTGTAAACGAACTCAGGTCACAAGGCATAGATTGTCCGGTTGCGATGTTACAAGAAGAAAATGGCGAGTTTAATACAAACGCGAAAATTCTCGATGCCAGTCGAGACCATGGTCAATACAATAAGGATTCGTATCCTGGATTCGATCCTTATGGATTACATATAGGTCGATATACGGAACTCGACAAAACCCACGATTCCACCGCTAATCCAAATTTAAGCGACAATCCGATGGACCCAAATTGGGGTGGAGTGGAACATACTCAAGATATGGTCGATTCAGGTAAGTATGAGGAGAGGGAAGTCACAAAAAAAGCATATTTCACACCCAATGTCCAATTCTTTCCGGACATAAAAATGGACAACAAATTACAAGGCAACCGGCAATAAATACGTGCGAATATTATCAATGCAATTTTTGCCGATTTTGCGCGACTTCCCATTAGTTTCCAACTTAATTGCGTCTAAACAACCCGGATTGACTTTCAGTTCGTCGATTAAATGCGAGAGGGACGTGAATTGTTTCATTATTGCTAATGCAGTATTTGAACTAATTCCAGGTATTTGACATAACATGATTTCGGCGATGTTCGCGGGTGTTACGTTCTCCTTTTTGACTTGTTTTACAACAGTACAGTAGTTTTGAGTGGTTCCGGTGTCGCTACACACAGATGGTTTAATTCCGGCACGAGCAATTTTATCGGCTGCAAATAATAGGAATTCGGCGGTTTCGTTCATGGAGGAACTGCGCATTACACTAAACCCTTTGACGTAATTCAGTGAAGTAATTGACGAATATACCATTTTTTTTTCGAGCGGGGTTCTCAATGTGCTCATTATACCTTCAATCAAATAAATAACATTGTGAAGAGAACATTCGCCATTATGTGAGAGACGGAACGACTGTTCTTCATATCTGCCATCTTTAATACTGGCAAGCAAATCAGATAAGCTTTTGCGTTCTATAATACATACGGTTATGTCATCATCTGATTTGAATATTATATCACCGATAGGCAATACTTGCTTGAATAATTGGACGGTATCGAATGTATTGGATTGGACGCATTTTTCATATAGTGATGCTTCGCGCTCATCGATTATAACTTTCATTACAATAATATAAGAGATATTCATTATATTATTTTATTATTTAACATTTCATTCTACCGACATTGACTATCATGCCAACTGGGCGTGAGATGCATGAAACTCCTCCACCGGCGCTCATGAACGCGGCACTTCTTGGGTATCCACGGGTATTGAACGCAATGTTAGTAGCGACGTTGTGAGAAGGTGGTAGTCCAGCCTTCTTGGAGCCTCCACCTTGAGCCTGATTAGTTATGGATGAAATCGATAATAGACGCATTATATATATATTGACTAAATATATTTTTTCCGAATGTATTTATTGAAATAGTATAAAGACAATACCATACTCTATAGTATAATCCATTTCATTTTATTTGATGAATAAAATGAACGTTATAGACGAAGATGTTAGAATCGAAAAACAAGCCAATGGTTCAGATGTATTCATTTTCGACCCATACAACCACCTAAATCAAGAAATCTCAGTTACGGATATTCAACGAATATTGAAGAATTATGGTGTGGATTTCCCTATTCATAATTTCCAATTATATAAACGCGCATTCATACATCGTTCGTATATCAAGCGCCCAGAAATGGAAAATAAACAAAATAACATAACAATACTACCTAAGCCAGACAATTGCTTGGCATTATATACAAAGTCGAACGAGAGATTGGAATTTATCGGTGACGGTGTGCTTGAATGTATTACTAAATATTATTTATATAGACGTTTTCCTAAAGAGAACGAAGGCTTCATGACTGAAAAAAAGATTGCGCTGGTGAAAAATGAGGCAATTGGAAAAATGGCAATGGAGATGGGATTACATAAATGGTTCATTTTATCTAAACATGCGGAATCGAAGCAAACTCGAATGAACCTGAAAAAACTCGGCTGCTTATTTGAAGCCTTTGTTGGCGCACTGTTTCTGGATTTCAATAAAATTAGCATAAGCGATGAGGATGAATGGTTTAAAAATGTGTTTGTGACGGGTCCAGGGTTTCAAATGGCACAAATTTTTATCGAAAGTGTGTTTGAGAAACATGTAGATTGGATATCGCTGATTCAGAATGATGATAATTTTAAGAATATTCTACAAGTAAAGATGCAAAAAGAATTCAAAGTTACACCAAGTTACATGGAGATTGAAGAACACAATACAGAAACTGGATACCGAATGGGAGTCTATTTATGCTTAGGACAGACAATTCATAATATAAATATAAATAGTGCAATTGATGTTAAAAAGTTCAAATCCTATAACGATATACATCAATATATGTCGGAAAATGGTCGCGTGTTTGTGTTCTTGAGTGAGGGTGTTCATAAAATTAAAAAAAAGGCAGAGCAGATAGCTTGTGATTTGGCAATTAAAAATTTAAACGGATTTTAGACAATGAATCCTATTACTAACTTTTATTGTTAGGTCAGATTCATCCGTAACCGTTTACCTAAATGTAAATATGATTTTGAAATAAACTATTTAGAAAAAAAATTATGTGTTATAATACGATATATGAATAGTTCCGACGCAATTAGTGATGATTATATAATTGGTATTGATTTGGGCACAACTAATTCTTGTGTTGCTGTTGAGAAAGATGGACGATTTGAAATTATTGCAAATTCCCAAGGTGAGCGAACCACTCCTTCATTTGTGGCTTTTACAGAAGAGGGTGAGCGCTTAGTTGGACAAGCAGCAAAGGGTCAGGTTATTAGTAATATTAAGCGAACAATTTACGATATTAAACGTCTAATGGGGCGTAAGATTACAGACGAAGGAGTTCAGAAAGAGATTTCTAGATTTGGATATAATGTAGTTGCTGGTGCAAATGGTAATCCTGAGATTGTTATCGAAATCGGTAATAAAACTACAAATTATACACCAGAACAAATTAGTGCGATGATTCTTGTGTATATGAAGGAGACAGCAGAAGAATTTTTAGGACAGAAAGTTTCGCGTGCGGTTATCACCGTTCCTGCTTATTTTAATGATGCACAGCGTCAGGCAACCAAGGACGCTGGTGCAATTGCGGGTTTAAAGGTTGAGCGTATTATTAACGAACCTACTGCAGCTGCTCTTGCTTACGGTCTAACTAACGAGGCAAATACGGAAAAGAATATTCTTATATTCGACTGTGGTGGTGGTACTCATGATGTATCTATTCTTTCTATTGATGCTGGTATATTCGAGGTAAAAGCTACTGCCGGTGATACTCATCTAGGTGGAGAGGATATTGACGATATGGTCGTCGATTACCTAACTGCAGAATTCAAGAAAAAGTTCCGAATGGAACTTACCAGTAAGAAACATTTACGACGTATTCGAATTGCTGCCGAGCGAGCAAAACGCACACTTAGTACTGCAAATACTGCTACGATTGAGATAGATAGTTTGGGTGATTTCGACTTTAATATTGTTCTTACACGTGCGAAGTTTGAAGATATTTGTTCGGATTTCTTTAAACGCACTATGGTTCCAGTAGAACAAGTTCTTAGAGATTCTAAAATTAGTAAGGCGAGTATTCACGAAATAGTCATGGTTGGTGGAACTACTCGTATTCCTAAACTACAATCCATGATTAGTGAGTATTTCAATGGTAAGGACTTATGTAAGTCGGTTAATCCGGACGAGTGTGTTGCCTATGGAGCAGCAGTTCAAGGTGATGTGTTAAATGGCGCTAAGTCAGCAAAATCTAAGGATATTCTTTTACTTGACGTTACGCCGCTCAGTTTGGGGATTGAGACTTCAGGTGGTGTTATGACTACTATTATAAAGAGGAATACTACTATACCATGTAAAAAAGAACAATCTTTCTCTACTTATGTTGATAACCAACCCGCAGCCAATATTCGTGTATTTGAAGGAGAACGTCAATTCACTAAAGATAATAATCTACTCGATTCTTTCGACCTTAAGGGCATTCCACTCGCACCCAGAGGTGTTCCTCAAATTAAAGTGGCGTATGATATTGACTCAAATGGTATTCTCACTGTCTCTGCTAGTGTTGGTGACGGACCAGGACAAACTCTTAAGATTAATCGTGAAAAATATAGTCTATCGCAGGAAGATATCGATAGAATGGTCACAGAGGCAGAGCAGTTTAAAGAACAAGACGATGCACTTCGTAAGATAGTTGACGCAAAGAATTCATTCGAAAATACTCTCTATGGAGCCAAGAATAGTTTGGATGATACCGGTAAGAACCTCGATGATGCCACTAAAGATAAGATTCGTCAGCGGGTTACTGACGATATTACTTGGTTAGAGGCACAGAACAGTTCTACTACTGTTTCCGATTACGAAGAGCGTGCCAAGTCTTTCAATGAATTCATACAAATTACGTCGAATCCTACTACCACTACCACTACTGATAATGAGGATGATTGTGATATCGACTTCACTAAGATTGTTGATGTAGATTAAGAATAAGATAAAACATATTACTAATTTTATTATTATGTTTATTGGTAATACAGATAATAGTGAGTGTATTATTATTTATTCGAATGAATATAATGTGTGGTCGTATATTATACGATATGTCTGATTTAGAACATTTATATAAAAAACCCATTCCCATCACAAAAAGGGTCTGGGCAATTGGAATTAATAATGAAAAAAAAAACAATATCGTCATTATTGACAAACGAAACGAAAGAACCATAGACCGCAAAATGATTATGGATAGAATTCGAAATGTGAAAGCAAAAGAACAGGAACCTGAACAAAAAGAACAGGAACCTGAACAAAAAGAACAGGAACCTGAACAAAAAGAACAGGAACAGGAACCTGAACAAAAAGAACAGGAACAGGAACCTGAACAAAAAGAACAGGAACAGGAACAGGAAGTAAAGAAAAAAAAAGCAATCAAGATTAAGATAATCAACAAGGATAATGATGCAGAACCGATTAAAAGAACAATCAAAATTAAGATAGTAAAAAAGGATAAAGAGAAAGTAGTAGACGATATTGTTATAGATGGCGTTCGAATAGGCGACCGTAAGCCTAAGCCATCTGAAAAATATATATACAAAGCATCCAGTTACTACATGAACAATCGTTTAATTTCTATAAAAAAACTAAATCAATTATTTCAACCATATCAAAAAGAATTAGCCGATACAGCAAATGACGCGTCATGTGACGCGAAATCTAGTGAAGAAATCAAGTTATTGACCCATCAGAAAGTCGTCCGTGATTATTTGAACCTATACACGCCGTATAGAGGTCTATTGATATTGCATGCGTTAGGCTCTGGTAAGACTTGTACGTCTATTGCGATTGCCGAAGGATTGAAATCCGATAAGCAGATTTTTATTCTAACACCAGCCTCACTAAAAATGAATTTTTTCAGTGAATTGAAACGATGTGGAGACCATCTATTCCGCAAAAATCAATTTTGGGAATTTGTATCAACTGTTGGACAACAAGACCTCGTCAGCACTCTAGCATCCGCTCTTTCGATAAGCACCGAATTCATAAAAAAACACAATGGTGCGTGGTTAGTAGATGTGAATAAACCCGCAAATTTTACCGAATTAAGCACATTCGACCAGTCAGTGTTAGATGAGCAATTGAATGAAATGATTCGCAGTAAATACAAGGACGTCAATTATAACGGATTGAATCAACGGATTTTAGACGAATTAACGAATGGTTCTACTATAAATCCATTTGACCATTCAGTGGTTGTAATAGACGAAGCTCATAATTTTGTTAGTAGGATAGTCAATAAAATAGGCAAAAAGAATTCGATATCATATAAATTGTATGAATATTTGATGAATGCGACAGACGTCCGTATAGTGATGCTTACTGGAACACCAATTATCAATTATCCGAATGAGATTGGAGTGCTTTATAATATTCTACGTGGATATGTCAAGACATGGACATTTAATCTGACAATATTGACAGGTAAAAAGGTAAACCGAGATACCATTTTATCAATGTTCTCTGCCGCGAGTTTCAATACATATGATTTTATTGAATATAGTGGGAATAAACTCACGATTACTCGCAATCCATTTGGATTTATAAATACAAAAAAAAATGCGAATGCTAAAGCGGAGACGGAATTCGAGAAATACAATGGAGTAAAATTGGATATAACCGGTAATATATCGGATTCGGATTTTGAGAAGACAATCATCGGAATTTTGAAAAACAACGACATTGATGTGAATGAAAGTGCGATTACAATACAAATGAATAAAGCGCTACCTGATGATTCCGATTCGTTTTTGAATATGTTTGTGGATCCCGATTCAATAGCAATCAAGAATGATGATTTATTTAAGCGTCGAATATTAGGTCTGACCTCATATTTCCCCAGTTCTAGCGAAAAATTACTACCTTCATTTGTGAAAACGGAAAAGGGTGAAAAATATCATACTGTAAAATCTGAAATGAGCGAGTATCAATTTGGTATTTACGTAAAAATACGTAAAGAAGAAGCAGACAGAGAGAAGGCATCACGGAAAAAGAAGGGAAATAAGGCAGATGAATTGTATCAATCGACATCGACATATCGAGTGAGGTCGAGAACTTGTTGCAATTTCGCATTTCCAGACCCTCCTGGAAGACCCCTACCAGACAAATTGAAATACTCTGAAAAAGATATTGACGGGGTCGCTGACGAGGAATCGGAAGAGGAAGCCGAAAAGAAAGATGATGAAAAATCCAAAGAAGATTATTCTCATCGTATCCAGACGGCACTCAAATTTCTAAAAGATAATTCAAGTGACTATTTCACACCAGATAAAATAAAAAAATATAGTCCAAAATTCTTCGACATATTGGAGAACGTGAGCGATCCTGTAAATATAGGATTACATTTGATTTATAGTCAATTCTACACGGTAGAAGGAATCGGACTATTGAAATTATTACTCGAATCGAATGGGTTCTCGCAATTTAGTATAGCAAAAAAATCCGGAAATGTTTGGGAGGTCACAAATACAGATGATAAACCTAAGTTTTTCTTATATACAGGTAATGAGACGATTGAAGAGAAGGAGATACTTCGTAATATTTATAATAGTCAATGGGATTTTGTGCCTGAATCAATTACAAACGAATTGAAAAAGATGGCACCGAACAATTATTTAGGTGAGATTGTTAAAATTATGATGATAACCTCATCTGGAGCAGAGGGCATCAATTTGAAAAATACGAGATTCGTTCATATAGTTGAACCGTATTGGCACATGGTGCGAATTGACCAGGTCATTGGACGCGCACGCCGAATATGTAGTCATCAAGCTTTACCCGAAGAATTGAGAACCGTAAAGGTATTTTTATATCTCGCCACATTGAGTGAAGAACAGAGAACAAATGAAGATAATAAAGAGTTGACTATACGTGATGTAAGCAAATTGAATAAGAAAATTCCGATTACCACCGACGAGTCTCTTTATGAGAACGCACAATTAAAGGATAATATAAATCAACAAATACTTCGATGTGTAAAGGAGAGTGCAGTGGATTGTAGTTTATATTCGAAGACCGGAAAAGAGAACCTAATATGTTACGGATATGGCAACATTGAATCCAATAATTTCAGTTCTCATCCATCCATTGAGATTGACCAATATCAGAAACCGGATATAAACGTGGTTGGAAAGAAATTGAAATTGAAGAAGATAACTTTCAATAAAGTCGACTATGCTTGGGACCCTGACACTAATATCATATATGATAATGGAGTCGAAGTTGGTAAAATTATTGAAAAAGATGGGGCTAAAACGATAGAATTTCAGAAATAATCATAATAAATACAATTTAAACACTATTGTATAAATACTTATAATGGAACACAAAGTCGAATCTGAGTTAGAAAAAAAGCAATATGGGTCGGGGTCTGAGACCGAGTCTGAAAAAAATAAATCTGGTTCTGAGACCGAGTCCGAGCCTGGTTCCGAGTCTGGTTCCGAGTCTGGTTCCGAGTCTGGTTCTGAGCCTGGTTCCGAGTCTGAGTCCGAGTCTGAGTCCGAGTCAAAAGGGGCCGAAACTGAGCTAAGATTACATAAATATATTAACCAGACATTCGAAGAATATATTGTATTAGAAGTTATATGTCACGTAATAACAATTTACATAATTGCGATTAGCATATTATATATATATGTAAATATGTTCAAGGAATAAAGGTATAAACAATTACGGCTGTATAACGCAATGGATAAAGATAGACGTGTTCTAGAAATACAAAGTGTGCAAGTTTCACCTATACGTAATATGATTACTGCGTTAAAGGATGTGCTAACCGATGCCTCAATTACATTCACAAAAAACGGATTGAAAATCATAAATTTCGACAAGACGCATACAATTCTAGTCAATGTCACATTACATGCCAATCGATTCGAGCATTTTAGATGCGACCCTGACAAAATCATCGTTTGTGCAAATACATTACATTTATTTAAAGTTATATCCACAATGTCCAATGACGACACACTCTCTATTTACATAGACCAAGCCGATTACCATGACGGTGTCGTTTCGCATTTGGGTCTCCAATACGATAACGGAGACATCAAACAGCGTTATAGTCAGAAACTACGATTGATTGAGCCAGACACTGAGGAACTGGTGGTTCCAGATGTGGAATACTCGACTGTGATAAATATGCCTACTTCCGATTTCCAAAAAATCATCCGCGATTTGAATGGTATTTCCGACAGAATTGAAATCAAATCAGTCGGGAATGATTTGATTTTTTCGTGCGAAGGTGATTTCGCCAGCTCCCGTATTTTTAGGTCAGAATCGGACGGATTTATGGAATTCATAAATAAACCCGATGCGTCGGTGGTCGTCCAGGGCGAGTTTTCACTCAAGAGCTTGAGCCATTTTATTAAATGTACGCCTTTATGTAGTCATTTGGAGCTTTATTTAGGTAACGATTTACCGCTTATTGTAAAATATGACGTCGCCAGTCTAGGCGAAATCCGAATGTGTTTAGCTGACTTACCTGCAGCATAACAATGGATATGAAAAATATATGATGAATAATTCATCATATATATAAACTGATTGTCATAACAGAAAATATATTATGTATCACTCACTAATTAGTCTAAAATTCAGGCGCGTGCTTCTTAAATAAGCATCCCTGTTTCTGTAAATTTGGGATATCGATAATGACTCCTGGGTCTTGTAAAGAACATTCGTTCAACCATATTTTTATAATGCAAAAACTGCGTTTTGGTGAAATGGTAATACCGTTTACATGTTTGTTGTTCTCTTTATTGACACAGAGCGTTTCACCACAAAGCGCGTAAAATAGCGCTTTCCATACCTCATATATTTGTTTATTTATAACTTTGAACGAGAAACAACCACCATTCCGATTTTTAGGGTCTTCCCACATCGGTGTAATACCGTTTCTCATAGCAAATAGCATCGAATATTTAATGACGTTTTCTGGTAGACGTTCATTAATTGATATGGTTTCATCGACTGTGCTTATTTTGCTCATAATCATTTTATAACTAGACAAATCCCAGTTTTTGTCGTGTGGTAAATGGTAATATAAATCCCATTTACCAATCAGTCGGCGTGGGGTTGAAACGCTCATTGTATCACGTATATTATATATAGAAAATGCTTTAAACCATTTATGTTTATATTTTTTGTATTCTTCTTTTGGTTTTTTGTTTTTTTAACGTTCGTCTACTTGCTTTGCTGCCTCCATTGGTTAATAAAGGAACATTTGGAGTTTGTGCGTTCATAAGTAATGGTATTCCATAATTAAACGCTACATTTGTTGCCGTATTCAATATTGTGTTTAATACAGTGGTACTAGCAGCAGTAGCAGCAGTAGCAGCAGCAGCCTCGGTAACAGCAGCAGTAACCGCAGTAGAAGCAGCAAGAGCAGTATCAGCAGCAATAGTTGCAGTTAATGTATCAAAATATGGCTTAACTATTCCCAGCGCCCATGCTAGTGCTCTTACAAGATATACACTAGATACCATTGTAACACCTTTAATCATATCTATGACTCCAGTATATTCCAATCCCGGGTAAAGTACTTCATTAAATAAATATATGACTAATTGAAGCATCCTAGGATTATTAAAAATTGCTGCCGCTATTATCAAATTTGTCAATAATCGACCTCCGGGTATTTCATTTCTTATTCCCATAAATACTCCGGCGATAGCCTTAATTACCGGCCATATATATATTACTGGAATTTCTATTAAATGTTTCAATATTAGAACAATTTTATTAAAAATTGTTTGTTCTGGAGTAAGATTATTAGGATTAGGATTTTCTACTAATTTCTTCAAATTAGGATCTATTATTAATTGCGATAAGTCATTCAATTGTTGTATTATTACACCTACTTTAGCGGTGATACGTTGGTCGTTATCAATAACAGCTTGTTTGTTTATAATATTAAGCTGTTCTAGTATAATATCAAACGGTGGTATTATTGATTGTGTATTTGTATCAATAGACTTGTTGTTGTTTGATTCTTGAATGTAATTTATGCCGTCTATTAGACTATTAACACCATTAGAACAATGGTTATTATTATTTTGAGAATCAGTATCACTCATATTGTTATTTTCGTCTGAGGGGGGTGTGTTGTCTATATCGGGTTGGGAGTATTCCGGGGCGGTATTAAACTCGCTATAAGAATCGGATTCATCGTCGGATTCGGGCTGAGACTCAGTAGGATTATGGGGTTGGATAGCCGACTCACACATTTCAACTGTTTTTTTAATTGTTTCAATCTCGGTTTTGATTGTAGTGTTTTGTTTTAGTTCAATCAACAATTTATCATTATATGTATGTCCTGGGCCTCGTTTTGCTTCTAATGCCATCATTACTTTCATATGTGTGGGTAAATCTGGTTTGCCTTTGCCTTTGCTTTTGCTTCCTCTTCGTTTGCTCTTTCCGTTATACTTTCCGTTATACTTTCCGTTATACTTTCCGTTCTTTCTGCTTCCTCCTCTTCTTTGTTCCATATGTATATAGTATATTTATATATTTTTAATCGTATAATCATTCTTCTCTAAAACTACATATTGGTAACTTTTCAATTCCAGTATATTGATTTTTGAATCCATTATTTCGAGTTTGTAATTGTCGTCGAAAATGAATGACTTTGGTTGATATTCTAAACATCGTCGAACGAAATACTTCGACAAAATCTCATTTCCTTCTATATAAACGCAAACGTCCAGTTCTATCGGAATTTTATACTCCATATCCGGATGCGAGTATTCAATACTCAAGAAATGCGTTTTGGTTCTAATATCAGACAATCTATAATCGTTAAGATTGACTCGTGATAAAAATATACTAGACCGCATAATTACCAGGTAGTTCGATGTAGGCATTCCTTCTAGCACGCGATTGTAATATGACATATGGTCCATATCCGTAACTATTCGCGTAGTTATTTCCTCATATCTGTCACCATTCATGTATATAACTGACCAATAGTCATATGGTGGGACCAATCGGTAACTACAGGTCAGTTGTCGAATAGTATATGTAAGATCTCTCGCAAATTCAGAACCGCACCTAAATATACTATTATTTTCACAACAATAATTGTAAAATTTCACCAAATTCATATTGAATATGACATAACATCTCACTAAGAATAGACTGATAGTTAGTAACATTGTGTTTATGTATATAATAATCTTTATACACATTTCGACCATTTGTAAAAATCAGCGTGGTTTCGGTTCGAATGCTGGAATTCCAATGATAGCCGATAAGTTCTCATAAGACGCATAATATTATCGGATTAAAATTTTCATTCTATAAGATATAATGAGAACCGGGTTATTTATATTCACGAATGACCTCCGAATACAAGACAATACGGGACTTCGAGAGGCTTGTTCTCAATGTAATAGATTGTATACATGCTATATAAATCCGGAACCAAACCCACAAAACAAGCATTATACACAATTCGGATTGGCATGTTTAGACGAACTAGCACATGACGTCGGTTCCGTAGGCGGAGAACTAATATTATCCAAGATATCCGAAATTCCTGGATTAGTAAGAACCAAAGACATAACTCATATTTTTTATAATAACAAACATATATTTATTGAGAACCTTTGTAAAAAACTCAATATACAATATTCTAGTGACTATGATAACTATTTATATGAGCCCGGCACTATATTGAGTGGTGGAGGCACAATATATAAGAAATTTACACCTTTTTATAACCAGGTTCTCCATGTTACCGTTGAATCTCCATTTTATATTCGCAAGTTCGATATGTTGATGCGTTTATCGAACACCAAGAGTTCGAATTCTGTGATGAAAGGGAGAACCTTAGGTATTAAACTATTAAAAAATACACTAAAAACACAGAAAAATTATGCTAAATTACACAACATGCTTGCTTACGAAACCACTCATTTGTCGCCTCATATAAATTTTGGTACGGTTTCGGTTCGGGAGGTGTATCATGTTTTTTTTAAATACTTTGGAGTTCAAAGCGAGATTTTACGCCAGCTTATTTGGCACGATTTCTACGCTCATATTCTCTACGGTTACCCTGAGATATTGACAAAAAAAAACGAGTTCCGATGGACAGGTTCTCGGAAACACTATGAATTATGGTGTAAAGGTCAAACTGGTGTTCCAGTGGTTGATGCGTGTATGAGGCAACTGAATGAAACTGGACAAATGCATAATCGAGGTAGAATGATAGTCGCATGTTTTTTAGTGAAAACATTGTTGATAGATTGGCGTTTAGGAGAACAATATTTCGCGAAACGATTGACTGACTACGATTTAGCAAGCAATAACGGTAATTGGCAGTGGATAGCTGGAACGGGTGTCGATTCCATGCCGTATTTTAGGATTTTCAATCCATGGACACAGGCGAAAAAATTGGACCCAGATGCCGAATATATCAAGCGTTGGGTTCCGGAATTGTCCGATTTGGCAGCTAAATATATTCATGACCAAGCGCGTATGAATTCGATTGTGGATTTCAAAGAACAATCGCGGAAATATTTAGAATTTTATGTTTAGACAATTTTCATAATAAAATATTAAGTTGTTGTAAACATAAATATATATATATAATATATAACAATGCAGTGGATTGATTTTCTAGGTAAGTATTACAAAGAGCAAAAGATGAAGAATCCTGAGTATAAATACAAGGACGCAATGACTGACGCAGCCGGACCTTACAGAAACCAAGGTTCTGATATGTCCGATAAGAAGAAGCGAAAAGGTTCTACTAAAAAGAGAAAGGGAAGGAAGAAGGGAGGGCGCACTGAGAAGAAGCGTAGATAAAAATAAATATTCATTAGTAAAGTAAATATTTATCAATTCTTCAAATATCCAATGAAATCACATTTTTATCTGATTTATTTTTTCGTCTCAATGCCGATTTCTTCGGCATTGTCATATTGTTCATATCCTTCAAACTCGACACACTTATCATAGAGTCATCTTCGTTCTCAATATTCACAGTCTTCGTTTTGAGTCCCGATAGAATATTGTCGATATCTACGTTTTTGGGTCCCGACATCTCTGGGCGCACGGACCTTTGCTGTGGCTCATTCACGCTGGCGGTCCCGTTGATTTCAACACCCGATTCGCGGAACATCCCTCTACCCATATTCACGTCGGGTCTATTAGTATATTGCATGGTTGGCTTCTGGTAAGTCCTTGGGTCGACTGGTGCAGGAGGCGGTGCGCTCGTTCTGTTATTTAGAAGTTCGCTGGCAAACGCCATTCCTGGCGCCGATTGTTTCATCGAATCCACTGTTGCATTCGTGAACATTCTCATCAATTCGGGAGATTGCTTGATAACATCATTGAACCCTGGTGCGGCAGTGGATAGCGCCTTGTTACTGAAATGTATGACACTCGCGCTGAATCCCAACCGGAGAAGTAGTGAGAGCTCCGGACTCATCTTTCCTCCCTTGTATTTTTCATGTAATTGCTCGAAGACCTCCCCATAACTATCGATGTCTTCGCTTACAGATTCACCCCATCCATCGAGCGAAATACCAAATGGGTCGAACATAGAATTCCCGTATTCAATAGTATTAATCATAGTAATCATCCAGTTCTGTTGAATTTTTACGGAATCGCGCTTACGCTTATCGTCAAGCGCACCTTCGTATTCGTCTTCGACTTCTTCGAAACTAGAATCCATCGTGAAACGCGACATATTTTTAATAATACCCTTTTCTTGCCATTGCTCCAAGCTTTTAATCATGGAGCGTTTCTTGCGGCGTCGTTCTCTCTCATTTACGCTACCGCCACTTCCGCCTCCGTCACCGCCACCGCCACCGCCAATCGGAACTTCGTTCATCTTCGAAAACCCGTCCCAAGTCTTTGTATTTCCTATACCATCGACTGTGGCTTGTCCTAAATTCGAATCGTCTTTTTTCTCGGGTGTTGCTGCTTTAAAGAGACTCGCACCGAACCCACCAATGCTTTTACTTTCACTATACGAATTTTTATTAGTATTAATATTGATGGACGACAGTTCATTCAATTCATTTTCTAAATTATCCAGTTCTCCTAAATCAATTTTAGTGGATGCAGAGCTGTTTTTTTTTTTATCATTCATCAAAAATTCGATTCCAGAGCCGAAATTCGAACTGGCACCACCACCTCCAAGATTCATTGTAATTGGCTCTAAATCTAAATCAATTACCTCCATGGTTTTAATAGTATAACAAAAATTATGTTTAAGTTCTACGCGTTCAAATTAATATTACCGCGTTTCATATACCAAATGCCTTGTAAAAAACAGTCCGCTAAATCGTCTTTTTTTTTTGTTTCTAAAATATGAGCCCATTTCACAAAACTGGGTTGCTCCAATATCCGAGAACAATAAAACACAGCGTCCTTTTTATGTTTTGCATACTCGGTCCCGGCATCCGGATTTTGCGTTTCGAATCCCTTCAATTTACCAGCAGATGATAAGAACTCTATATTTATAGAGTCATTGGACATAATGAAATACTGGGCTATCATGCCCTGAATCGTCTTCATTCTTGTGGCGATGGGTGATATCTGGTTCTCGATTACTACATGGGTTGCTGTTTTGAAATATTCTATTTTATCAAACTCCTTTTTCATGTTCCGACCAATAGTTATTAAATCCAAGTCACCGGCACTGGTTCGATTGTATACGATTTTAGACAACATACGTTCTCCTATTTTGGATAATATAACAGATTTCAAGTCTGTCATATTTACTGATGTTACATTGTGATCCGTTGCATACTTTTTCAATTCATCTATCTTTAACTTATTCAGAGAACCTGGTAATAAAAATTCACTGGATTTTGCGTGTTTCTCACAGAAAAATTGTCCTTGTTTTGAATATTTCGCATTCTTCCCACAAACCCCGTTTTTTTTATTGAAACATGCGCATTTATTATCTGGAAGTTCTCGGTTCATTAAGTTGATTACATTCCAATCAATCACTGAATTAGATGAATCGAACACGCAATATGCCAGGTTCTTGATACCGACGTCGATACTGACGAGTGCCATAAATATAGGATATCGAACGATAATTCTATATTTATTTTAGGGTTTTACTATATTCCTTCGCGCTGTATTCCATTACAACATTAGCCTTCGTTGTCATGTATTTTCGATAATCGGCATTGCTTTTGATATTATTGCTTTGGACTAGTTTTTTATTATCCGTGTCCAGTGGCACTCTCATTTTACCGTCATATGGCATCATTTATTATATATCTACATTTTTTATTTGTTAGTCAGTAATTTTAACAATTCGCGCTTGCTAAATTTACTAGCATCGCTACATAATCCTTTGGATATGACTAATGACTTTAGAGCTCCGACTGTCATTTTTTTATATACGTGTATGCTTTGGTCACTTGTTGCTGGTGACGAATTGAATACAATGTCCGAAGATGCGTTCACTTTGAGAACCTTGATTTTATCTAAGTCGTCGTCATTGAGTTCTATAGGTGATGTGTCATTGTCTGAATCAGAATCGTCATCATTTTCTTGAATTTGGTCGACTTGTTCTAAATCATTGATGTTTATTATTTTGATACTTTCATCTGCAGGGGCTGACACCCCCCGCACGCCCCCCTCATTTGCGGGGGCTGACGCCCCCCGCACGCCCCCTTCATATGCAGGGGCTGACTTTGCGACGAAGTCGGTGCTGGCTTCCCCCTCATCGCTTTCATCATTATCATCATTATCATCACTTTCATCATCATCATCATCATCATCACTTTCATCATCACTTTCATCCTCGCTTTCATCTACTTGTTGCAATATTGCGTTTACGTAATTCACGCGCTCACTGCTTAGTTCATTCACTGGACGTTGAACTTTCATTGAATTTAGTTCTTTTGCCATATTTTGAACGATATCAAACATTGTATCACTCTTCTGTTCAATTGTAGTGATTCTCTGCTTGAAATGATAAATTAGTAAAATTATTAGGATAAATGTGATTCCTAAACTTAAAAAAAAGAACGATTCAATCATACTGAATGCACTCATAATTGGGTTTTATTATACATAAATATTATAATAGTTTACTACAAACGAATAAAAAAGAATATATACTGAATGTATAGAAATGGAAACTATTCAACCTAGATACGAGACTATACCAACAGAATCATTTAGTATAAAAAATACGACAATTATAGTTTTAATTGTCCTATTAGGATTATCACTTATTGGAATAAATCTTCTAGATATTGCCAGCAATATAATCAAAACGGTCATATCGATTTTCGGACCTCTGATTACTCAATCATTGTCAATTTTAGGATACACTACAGGCACGGTTATCAATAAAACCGCGGATATTGTATCTGATACAACTAAAGCTGGCATCGACATTGCCGAAGGCACAGTTCAAAATGTCGGTGATATTTTAATATCGGCTAGCAGCGGCGGTATGAATATAAATTCGAAAACTCAATTGGATTCTGTAATCAATAATTCCAATAAAATGGACACTACACCCGAACCAGATACAACCGAAAATCCAATTCAAAATCCGATTGCTAAAGGCAAAGGTGGATGGTGTCTAATCGGAGAATACAAGAACCGCCGAGGCTGTATGGAAGTGTCCGATGATAGTAAATGTATGTCCGCGCAAGTATTCCCCACCCAGAAAATGTGTCTAAATCCAGCGCAAGGCGCTTAATCAAAATATAGTGCAATATTATATAAACATGATTCCATCGTCCGCATACATTGCGGTCGGGCAATATTTAGTTGATAAATCACATTCTCATGATTTGATTAAAGGCATATATACCCTCGAATATTTACAACGTAGTAATTTTACATCGTTTCATTTGAACTTGTTTATGGTTGGGCTTCTAAATCCGTTCAATTATTTCCGTAAAAAATGAAATCGTTGTCATATGAAACATAAAACATAATAAAATTGAATAAAATTCATTGTCATATAGCAAATGATAATACACACAAACAAATGAATCTAAGACTATTTATACTATTGGGGTGCCATATTAACGAATTATTGAATAGTCGTATTGAGACTGCAATTAGCTTGGCGATGGGCGATGGCGTCAAAACTGATTGGTTCTTGAGCGGAGGTATCAAAAATCCGACCGAAGACACGGTTAGCGAAGCTGCGAAAATGGCGCAAAAAATACAATCATATGAGAACAAAACAGCGAATGACTGGAACTTTATATACGACACGACTGCTACAAACACCGCCGAGAACTTCATAATGGCGAATAGACAACTCAATTTAACTACATATTCGGAAATATATGTAGTTACTTCTAAATTTCATCATAATAGGGCGAAAGCGATTGCCGACAAAGTGATTCAGCCGAACCGTTTCAAATGGGCACTTTCAGAGTTGAAATTGAAAGACTCGGATTATTGGGAAAAAATCCATATCAAGAATGTAGATTCTGATGTGCGCAACGCATTCACTCGTGTGATGTAGAGATCACGCTTCAATAGCGATATTCAACTGAGTGAAAAAATCAACATTACTGTCATTATTTATGCGAATCGAACACCAACATTCATGTAATCCAGATACGCGTTTCAATTGCGCCGGCGGTATCTTTTGTAGAACGGATTCGTCTATAACGTTGATTTTTTCTTCGGACGCGTAGAATAACATTATGTTTGGATTGTTTACAATCCATGATACATCATTTGAAATTATTGAGTTTGGCTCATTGTATAGGTCGGTCGGTTGTTTGAAAGAAATCAACGAATAATTACTGTTCAATAAATTGCCCCCATCGAAGAGGTCTGACGCAGGACATAATAATGCTTTTGGCAAGAAAAATTTAGGATTCAATATGAATAGAGGACTCGCAAAGAGTGCAGACACTAATTCAGCCTTTATATTTTTACATATAAATGGCATCAATAGGATTATTTTTTCGTATTTGGGTATTTCATAAGGGTTTGATTTGAAATATTTCGTTAATAATCCAGCTCCTAAACTATGTGCCATTAGTATATCAAACTTGCGACTCCCAATAGCTGAACACATACGATTGAATACAACATCGAGAGCCTCCGATGGGTCGTAATCGAAATATACGAGGTCGTGAGTTTTATTTACAATCATTTTTAAATGTAAATAATCATCGAATCCTGACGACAATGGCGTAGCAAACCCGCGGATAAATAAAATCGATTTCATTGTATATAAAATTATGAGATATTTTTCATTATTCACATGCGCAAAACATTTTTTTTGTCATCTGGTTGTAACTCTCTCAATAACCACCATACATGCGCAGGCACATCAAATTCATCCAGTCCTTGTGTAGATGTATGCGAAACATTTGTTTTTTTGTATGTATCAATGTCTTTTATTCCAATGTTGTAATAATAATCGATCATTAAGGGTGGCATCGGTGTTGCGCAAAATAAAATTGGTATATTTCCATTGATGTAATTATGTTTGGTTTGTTTCGGTTTATACATTTTCGGACATATTACGAAACAATCCTTTGGTAGGTCTTTATCAACATCAATTCCAAATCCACCGTCTATACATTTTATACCATCTAGTTGTGCGTTATAAGTGCATAAAAATGGTACGTGAAAACTGCATAATAATATGTTGAACAAATCATTATTCGATTTGAATGTATTATACCATTTGAAACCATTTTTAGTTGTAACTCCAATATTTATCATATTGTTTAATTTTTTATAGGCGGTTGGGTGTTCGCGATGAATGATTTCAATAGCCTTTATTAGTTGTATTGTCAAATTAGCTTCGTTAAAATTGAATAATAATCCATTGAACGCATTTGTCGTTATAGATTTGTATAGTTCTAGTGTATATTTATCATCATATAATAGGAACATAACGCAACTAAGCGCACCAGCCGAGCAGCCATATAATACAGAGTTACTATTCTTTATTTCTTCGCGCAAGTTGGATAACGCACCTAATTGATATATCATACCATACGCGCCGCCGGTTATATATATATTTTTAAAATTATTTGTATTCATATACACCCGTGAGATATTTGAATTTGCACAAAAAAACGGATTATACACAAAATCATTTTTATACTGTAGTAATTATTATGGAGCCTTGATTGGTCGGGGGTGCTGGCGATCCATTCAAATCGATTGTAAAATTTTCGGATTGATCTTCGGATACATTCACGAACGCGCCAAATACTCTGTTTGTGAATGTCCCTGAAACATGGAGTAATACATCAGTAGCGGCTGACATTCTAAATTCATACAAATATCCAGATTGCGTTGGCAATGTCAAATTGGATATTTGTAAATTTCCGACATATTTAACTCCACTAAGCGTGACTTTATTTGAGTCCGATACTACTTTTGCGTTTACACTCGTGAATGATTGAGTCGGTGTGCCAGGCAATGGTAAACCGTTATAAAAAACACCGAATGTGAGCGAGCTTATTCTATAGGTTGATTCATACACATTATTGCCGGATACATCCGCCGATATATATATTCCAATTGGAATGCTTATATTGAACGTCGTATTGGATTTTGTTGGAGTATCAATCGTCATTCTCGCAATAGTAACGGTCGTCCCATTTTGGACCAGAACGTTGTTTTCGGCATACAATGTGAATATTTTATTGGTTTCTTGGATTTGGTCCAAATTTGCATAATTATCCGCGTTTGACGCAATGTTATACAATGGCACGGTTTCATCATATTGTAAAGTAATGACTGGACCTGGCACATCACTGGAAGACGATGGTGTAGGCAGTGCTAAATCACCTGGACAGATATTGTTAGCTATTTCATTCAATACTGTTGCGTAGCGACCTCGCGCTGTCATCCGATTTGTTTTTACCACATTTTTTTTGTATTTTAATATTTCCACCTTTCTACGCATATCGACCTGGTATTGTGTCGGAAATGTTTCTGTTAAATATGGATTTGCATAATGGTTTCCTTCATACCGATTTGCTGGCTTCCTTAGCTGTGCCAGTTGTCTTCGCTGTTCTAGTATAGCACATATGTTACTACTCATATCTATTATACTGGGTTATTTTTTTCAATACCATTTTCCAGATAAGAAATCGGTGGACGTATCGACAATATCAGTTGTCGATTTCATATTCGGACCTGACATAGTGATATTGGTCAACTGGAATACATTGAGCGCTCTATCGAAATATCGCAAATTTGACATTTGACCAGCAAATCCGCCATTCTGAGAAACCCAAATATCACCGTAATTTTGTTTCGGTACGTTTTGGAATGCCACTCGTTTCTTCAATATGCCATTCACATAGATGTCTAATATTTTATTTTCGAGGCGGATTGCTACATTGACCCATTTTCCGAATGGAATATCTTCTATTGTGACAGTTTCGGCAGTTCCAGATACAGTGTCCATTACAACTGATAATGTACACGTTTTGTTGGCGGTGGTGGTGGTTTCCGTTTGATTTAAATACACTCCGGGCGCATTGCTGCCAACTTGCATTTGACCCTTATTGGTTACTGATGCTATAGGAACGCCACTTAAACCTTTACTGAATACGTGTTTAAAATCGTTATCATCAGTCTCAAATTTTTCAATATTCAACCAAACTGTCCACGTATATTCCATTCCGGTCGTCTGATTATTGGAACGAAACAGCGTAATAGAACCGGGCTGACTAGGGTCTTGATGAATCTGTTTTGATCTAGTTCCTTCTTTGATACCCTTTATAATATAGGGACTCTTACTCGGCATAAAAAAGTAACTGAGTAAATATATTCCTAAATTCATTAATATCATAAATCCTATGAGAACCAGTATCAAGAATACGAATTTGGCGATTAATGTATTCGTCTGTAGAAATTCGCCACTCGAATCCACTAAAGATTTCGATGAGAAATCTTGAACGGTAGTGCTTAATGTGTTTCGCACATCACTTATGGATGCTGTCACATTTCCAATCGTGTTGCTTATACCTTCTTGTATTTGTGGTAGTTGTTGTGCTATTGGAATATTCAAACTCATCCTATATAATAATATAGGATAAATTTTATCAATCTAGAAACTGAAAGTCGAAGCTATTACATTGTCTTTCAATATTGACAGATTCACATTGTAATTACCAATAGAGTTCTTCAGGCTGGAACCGCTATTATTCTTCATATATTTGGACCAAACGTCACTGGGACCTAGAACCTTGCCTATTCGGTCAATCTTCGAAATATACGTGTCATGACCGCTACCGAACTTTAATGGCGATGATGATACTGTTACACTGATATTTTCATTTTGAACCGACTTGACCAATTTACCATCTAAGTAAAAGTCAGTGATTCCGGCAGAATCGAGAACAATCGTTACATATACCCACTTTTGAATGGGGAAATTGTTAGTGATATCGACCACATCGGGTATTACGTCCGCAGAACTATTCGCATTGGTTACCTCGTCAGCAGTAGGCTTAATTTTACATTTCAATACGGCTGAACTTTTGTCCAAATACAAGAGAACATCATTTTCGCGTCCAAATATCATTTTATTCTTATTATTGTTGTCCCAGGTATTCACGTAAATCAAAACGCCGTATGTCCGATTTGCACTAGAAGTCAATTTGTCGTTGGCAAGATCTGGGATAGCGCCAGCTAAATGTAAGTTTTCAGCCAGTGTCGTTTCACTAGAGAATAATCTACTAAACAATGACATCATTATTATAACTACTAACATAACACCTAACACTATAACTAAAGTATTCATTTCTATAAAATTACAATATATTATTTATTGGCGGATTCCGCCCATTTAATAGGTTGTAAGCGGACGTAATTTCGTAAATACTCAATGGTTTGTTATAATACGCAACATTACAAATAGCACCATATAGTCCATTTGCCTCGCCAGTTACAAATTGGTCTGTAGTATTATTATAGATAGGCATGCATTTCACGGACCGCTCTAAAACACCGTCAATAAACAAGTCGACGTAATCGCCATTGTAATTAAAAACGAAATTATGCCATATTTGACTGGATAGTTCTATAATATGACTCTGTCTTGGACCAAATGAAACACGGTACGTATCGCGAAATTTGTCTTTATATTCATCTTTTGCGTTGACAAATTCTATCTTAGGTTTCCAACTACTGTCACTACCATAGGAGAAAATATTAATGTCTTTATTTGTGCTATGGGTTCTCTGATTCACAAATGTCCATAGAGAAATTGCATAAATATGATTTGTTTCTTTTTCCGGAAGAATGTCTTTATCTGGATTTACGTTTCTGAATGTATATTCAGAGTCGAGGAATATTGCTTCGTTCACAATCGGAGTTCCTCCTAAATTCAGTGCTAATTTCGGTATATGGGAAATTGCCACAAATAATAATAATAATAACATTTCTATCACGAACAATATATAAACTACTGGTGGTGTCAAGTTAAATTCGTTCTTGATAAATTCGGTGAAGTCACCAATCAAACAAGGTAGGAAGAAAATGAAATTGATTATAAAACCAGTCATTCCAGTAGCATTGCTAAAATGGCGCAACACTGAATTGGATATCATAGCCAATCCAACTAAAATACCGAGAGAACCGATGATATAAGTGGTATATCGGAATGCTTGTTCGTGAACTGACGATGCTGTGCTATCGAATGTGTATATAATGCTCATGAATATGACTAATATAACGAGCATTAAAGAAACACTCAATAAATTGACACTGAACCTCATAACGAATAAAAGTGATAATGTCATAAAGAACGCGGACGTTAGCACGTAACCATATGTTTCCGAACTGCTGATATGCTCGGAATTCAGCACCATGTGGATAACGGATATCATTATAATATTGAATACAAATATCGAGACGTATCCGATGTTTTTGGGTGTCACGAAATTAGATATTGGTTGAGACGTCATTTTATAGTTATAATATACAAATATAAAATTACAAGTTCTCTATTGCGGTTTTCTTTCCGTGACAATCTCTACACAATGCTATAAGATTATCCACGTGATTACTACCACCGTGCTCTAAACGTATTGTATGATCCACCTCGAACCAAGCGGGTAACTGTTTTTTACAATCGCCACAGTGCCAATTTTGCCTGGCTGCAACAAATTTTTTCTTAGTTTCGCTAACAGAGCGTTTCGTGGATTTACCGCCCGAGTTCAAAATACGCGATTCGTATTGTGGGGCTTTACCTGCGAAATCTTGTCTAGATGTGAAATCCAAAATGGGTGAAATTATACTGACTGCATTTTTGTCAACTGGTAGATATTTGATATATTCATTCGATGCGACCAACATGCTCTGGGCATGAACCGGATTTTTGCGCATTAGCCAACATAGAGTATAGCCGAAAAGCGCAACACCTGCCATCTGGTAATATTTTTTCCATGACAGCACTGTATTTAGATATTTACCCTCGCTATAAATATTCGCAATAACAAATGCCGTTATAAGGAGAACGACAAATTCAAATCGCATAGTTCCTATATATTACTACGAATATATATATATTAACATGAGGCAAATCAATATTAACGCTGCATAAATATAATGTTTGCGTATCCCCAAGCTCTCGCTTAGTATTATAGGCTTTGCTTTATATTCGGCAAAATATGCGTCGATTGATTCCAATAGAGACATTTCTTCTTTACCGAGCAATACGTTCAATTTATTATGTATGAAATGGACCCACCGAACGAACGATTCGCGGCTGCCTAGATACGGACTGACAGGATATTTATCCAATAATTGACTAAATCGGTCGCCCATTTCGGAGTCCGGTATAAACAGTGGCATATTTTGAATAGTATCGTAATATTTGCGTTTTGTCACTTCATTTGGAGTTTTCGGATAGGAATGAGCAATTGTATGTAAGAAAAACCAATAATGTGGTCCCCAAACAGTCGCATCAAATTCCATATTGAAAGTATATAGAACAATGGGATTATATATTTTCAGAAGATGAACAAAAATAGCGTGTGTAATAATTGTGGAAAATCTGGTCATTTATTTCATCAATGTAAAATACCAATTACAAGCATCGGATTAATTGCATATAGGTATAACAAAAAACAGGGGATTGAATATTTAATGATAAGGCGAAAGGAGACGCTGGGATATATTGATTTCATGCGAGGTAAGTATTCAGTACATAATAAAGAATATATAATGAATATGCTAAAACAGATGACGGTATCTGAAAAGGAACAATTGATAACGTTGGATTTTGATATATTGTGGACTGGTATTTGGGGCAATGGCTATATGAATAATAAATATAAGACGGAAGAAATATTATCACGCGACAAATTCAACGCGCTCGTTTCCGGTATATTTGTAAAGAATGAGTTTTTCACACTGAAATCGGTTGTAGAGGATTCAACCAAATTTGGCGAAGCCTGGCTGGAACCGGAATGGGGATTTCCGAAAGGACGGCGCAATAATCAGGAGAAGGATTTCGATTGTGCTATTCGCGAATTTTGTGAGGAGACTGGTTACTCTTGTGATAAGCTGAAACATTTACAAAATGTGTCTCCATTTGAGGAGACATTTATTGGTTCGAACTATGTATCTTACAAACACAAATATTTCCTGACATTTATGAATAAGAACGATACATTAATTTTGGATAATTTTCAGAAATCGGAAGTGAGTAAAATGGTTTGGACAAGTTTCGATAATTGTATAAAATTGATACGACCTTACAATTTAGAAAAGATTCGCATACTCACTAATGTCGATAATTGTTTAAATAAGTATAAAGTTTATCAAGTGTAAAAATGTATAGCAGTATATTATATCAAAGATGGTTCAAATAAAAAAATATTATCAATTGAAAAAGGATTTGGACAATCCAAATATCGTTTATATGCCACAGAGCATGCGAGACGAAATGACACAAGAGTTTTTTGATAAAAATTATACAAATAAAACTATAGGAAAAATCGGATTGATAACGGTAAAAGTGATATCTGATAATAAAACTAAGAAGAAAAAATCACCAAAATCGAATAATAAAACCAAGAAGAAACAAATAGAACCAGTCCAAGACATAGAACCAGTCCAAGACATAGAACCAGTCCAAGACATAGAACCAGTTCCAGAACAAGGCAAACCACTATATAGGAACGCACAGTTAGGAACTATAAGGACCTATAACCATCTCGATTGGTTCGATAAAAATGACCATTCAAAGGGTAAAGTAATGCCGCTTTATTTTTATCAATATTTGGTTCATAAGGGAATATACGAAAGCGACTATGAGTCAAAAGGTCATATAACAATTAAAGGGTCAAATCCAGTTATTAATATTGGTGCTGAACCTCAAATTACAAAGGCATTCAAGCGAACACCAAAAATCGTAATAGTTGGGCGACGGACAATAATCGATTCGGAAGAAAAAGAAAAAGAAGAAGAAAAAGAACTTACTCCAGTTTCGGTCGATGGTTATGATTTTTTATATCCCGAATTAGACGACCCAAATTTCAATATAAAAATCGCACAACGTAAAGAATTCAACGACGCCAAATACGACGGCGCGATTCATGATGTAAAAATACAATCGGAAATCTTATGTAATGCCGACTTCGAATTGATGCCTCACCAGCAATTCGTTAAAAATTTCTTGTCCATCCAAACTCCGTATAATAGTTTGCTTTTATACCATGGTCTCGGAACAGGAAAAACATGCTCAGCAATAGGTGTAGCCGAAGAAATGCGAAATTATATGAAACAAATCGGTCTGCGCAAAAAGATTATGATTATCGCGATGCCAAACGTTCAAGACAATTTCCGATTGCAATTATTCGACCCACGCAAATTAAAATTGGATAACGGATTATGGACTATCGAGTCTTGTATAGGAAATAGTTTATTGCGCGAAATCAATCCTACTGGCACGAAAGGTAAAGAATCGGACCGCGATACAATGATTGAACAAATCAATGGAATTATCGGTCAATACTACGATTTTATGGGATATACGCAATTTGCCAATTATATCAGTTCCATTATAGAAGTAAAGGGCAATCTACCCGAAAGCGACAAACTCAAGATTAAAAGCCGACAAATTAAAAGTGTTTTCAATAACCGATTAGTAATAATCGACGAGGCTCATAATATTCGTATAACTAATGAGAACAAGAACAAGAAAGCCGCCGAATTATTGATGGATGTCGCAAAACACTCCGATAATATGAGACTGTTATTGCTATCAGCAACACCTATGTATAACTCATATGAAGAAATTGTCTGGTTAGTAAATATGTTGAATTTAAATGATAAACGCGGGCAAATCGCAATTTCCGACATATTCGAAAATAATGGTATCTTCAAACCAGATGGACTTTCGATATTGAAACGCAAACTAACTGGATATGTTTCATATATAAGAGGGGAGAACCCATATACATTTCCTTATAGAATATACCCAGATAAAGACCCGAATTTTGTATATCCGACACGCCAATTGAATGACAAAGCTATATTAGAAGGAATTCGTCATGTACCAATTTATGTCAATAAAATAAACGAATACCAAGAAAAGGGATACAAGAAGGTTATAGAGGATATGAGAACGAAAGGTGAGATTGATGAAATGGAGACATTCAAATATACATTATTAATGCTACCAGTCGAATCGTTAAATATTATATACCCATACGACGATACTACAAATATCGAAGAAATTACAGGTAAGAGCGGATTATCGCGTGTGATGGATTCGACTGAAACGGCTTCTATACGATATAATTTCAAATATAAAGACCCCAATTTGCGAATATTCAATCGCACGGAACTACCAAAATATAGTGCGAAAATGGCGAATATATGTGAAATTATTAGCAAATCGGAAGGTATTATATTGGTATATTCTCAATATATAGATGGCGGGTCCGTGCCAATGGCACTCGCGCTAGAAGAAATGGGTTTCACTCGATATGGTAGTGACAAACAGACGCGCTCTCTTTTCGCAACCCCACCGACACAAAATATAGGTATGAAATATGTTATGATAACTGGGGATAAAATGTTCTCACCAAACAATGACAAAGATATAAAGAAGCTGAACGCACCAGACAATATAGATGGTAGCAAAATCAAGGTGGTGCTTATTTCCAAGGCGGCAGGCGAAGGTATAGATTTCAAAAATATACGACAAATACATATCATGGAACCATGGTATAATATGAATCGTATAGAGCAAATAATCGGGCGCGGCGTGCGCAACCAAAGTCACTGTAAATTACCATTCGAAAAGAGAAATGTTGAGATTTTCCTGCATGCCACATCGTTAACTGATGCGACCGAAGAATCCGCGGATATGTATGTATATCGTTTGGCTGAAAAGAAATCGATTGAAATTGGGAAGGTCACTCGTATTCTCAAAGAGACGGCAGTAGATTGTATTTTAAATATAGGTCAAACAAACTTCACTACGGAGAACATGGCAGCATCCAATACGAATGTAAAACTGATATTATCGAGAGATAAAAAGGAAATAGATTATACAATTGGCGACAAACCATATACTGAATTATGCGATTATATGGACAATTGCGCATTCACTTGTAGTCCTACGGCAGACATTGAAGTAACTGAAATTACATATAATGAGAATTTCGTGGAAATCAATAATGATACTATTATAAAGCGAATCCGGGACCTATTCAAAGATGTGCCGAAAGGAAGACACTTCTATAAACGCGATGACCTATTCAATTCAATTAATATAGTGAAATCGTATCCGGACGCACAAATATTCTCGGCATTGACGTATTTAATTGATAATAAGAATGAACATATAACCGATAGATATGGGCGAATTGGAAATTTAGTAAATCATGGTGAGTATTATTTATTTCAACCGATAGAAATCACAGATGATGCCGCATCTATATACGAGAGAACCCGACCAATTGATTTTAAGATGGATTATGTAAATATTAAAATGCCCGAAAAAGAAAAAGAGAAAGAAAAAGATAAAGAGAAAGAGAAAGAGACGGACACTATTATAAAACAAATAATCGACAATTTGGATATGGCATTCGGACCGCTCCTGAAATACAATGATAAAAATTGGTATAATGCAGTAAATGTGATGAAGGATTATTTAATAAAAAACTATTTAACAGAAACTCAATTCAAAGAATACGTAGTGTATCATAATTTAGATAGTATTGGATTATCGGATACGTTAGTTATAATGAACCAGTTAAAAGACATTCCTGCACTCTATCGACCAATCATTGAAAAATATTTCAAGGACAAACGGATAACTGCCAAAGATGGAACCATTGGAATTGTTTTACGTAGAGAAGATAAACCATATATTTTTTATACACAAAATGAGTCCGGTAAATGGGAACCTGTCACAAACTACTCTGTAATAAGTAAGTTTATGAATTCGCCAGATTATACATCCAAATATATTATTGACAAGAGAAGACTCAATCGACTATTTGGATTTATGTCCTGGATACCAGCTATAGACGAGTCTATATTTAAAATCCGAGACTTAGAATCCACTGTCAATACCATTGGTGCCAGAGTAGACCAGGCACAAGTCAAAGATATTATAGCGAAATTGAACGCAATAGTAAGGAATAATACTATTTATACATCCGATAACATAAAAGATATCCAAAACGAAAAAACATATATAGGGGAAGGTAAAAGGAAAATGGTTGTCATACTAGAGATGATATTGCGATATAATAACGAAAATGATACAATCAAATTGAATGAAGATAAAGCCAAACTAAACATAGAAAGTGATGATTATAAAACTAGATTGAAAGAGCTGAATGACCAATATAAAATATGGTTTATAACCAGCGAACAGATTGACATTAATAAAATTCAAGATTTAGGAAAGAAAAATAAAATAAAATAGATACTCGATATACCTATTTTTTATGGAAATACATAAAAATTGATTATATATAAACACACATTATATATAATAATAAAAATGGCTATATACTTAAAATCAGTTCTTTCCAAAAAAATCAGACTATTGATAACCGAAATAGGTGAAAATGTAAGTGAAATCTTAGAATATAAGATTACCTCATATGTCGAGGGTAAATGTATTGCAGAAGGATTTATAAAACCTAGCTCAGTCAAAATAATCAGTTATTCGTCGGGTAATGTCAATGCGGAATTCGTCGAATTTCAAACGGTGTTTGAATGCTCGATATGCCATCCAGTGGAAGGTATGATAATCGATTGTATGAGTAAAACGATTACCAAAGCGGGAGTTCATGCACAAGTGATTGATATCGATGGAACGATACCAGTAACTGTATTTGTTGCGCGAGACCACCACAATACAAACAAACATTTCAATACAATCAAAGAGAACGTAAAAATACAGGTAAAAGTAATCGGAGCACGTTATGAATTGAACGACCCGTATATATGTGTAATTGGTAAATTGGTCGATGCTCCTCTAATTAAACCAAAAATAAAAATAGGCGGAGAACCGAATCATGAAGATGATGAAGATGACGAAGATGATGAATAATAACAATAAACAATAAACATATATAGAATCTTTTTTGTATATACTGTAATACGACATGGAAGTCGAACAACTGGAAAACATTAAAAAAAGTATAGAATCTATGCCCAAGATACATCATATTGAAATACTACGCATATTGAAGAATATACCGAATGTGAAATTAAACGAGAACAAAAGTGGAGTGTTTATAAATCTGACTTTTCTACCAAAGGAAACAATCAATGAGATATCATATTATGTCAATTATATAGCGGAACAAGAAAATACATTGAAAACTGTCGAACTACAAAAAAACGAGTTTAAAAACACCTTTTTTAATGATGGCGAATAAAAACGGGATTTACACGGCTTGTGCTGTATAAATTATATATATATATATATTTGAAAATGTAATAAAGATTTCTTCATATTTATAGTATGTCATTATACCATCAAATTTTTATTAAAAAAACATTTGACACGCCTGAAAAAATATGCGTGTTAAATAAATTTATGTATTCGGGTCTAATACCAATACAAATACCAATACAAATACCAATACAAATACCAATACAAATACCAATACAAATACCAATACCAATACCAATACAAATACCAATACCAATACCAATACATGTCCCAGTTCGAATAAAAACAACAGTAAAGGAGGGGTCGCAGGGGAACCTAGGTTCCCTGCCAATAAAGGAGGGGTCGCAGGGGAACCTAGGTTCCCTGCCAATTGGTTCCCTGCCTTTTTTCCCAGATAAAATGGAC